TAATTCTTTCCTTTCTCTATCACTACATTCATAGTAAAAATCATCTACATCAATGTCTACCCAAGTTTCAAAATTTGGCATAACTTTTATTTTTTACAGATCATTAATTTCACGGAACTTTAGAATGTTATGAGATAAAAGTTCATAATCAACTTGATCTGATAACATAAAGAAGTAATCATTCATGTTTGCTTTAGGTTTTTCAGTTAAACCTGAATTAGTATAACGCATACCTTCTAAAGCAGCCATTACTGGGTTTGAAGTGTCAATTGATTCAATGAATTTAAATCCTCGATACCAACCAAATTCTTGAGGTACTTGACAACCCAGCAAATGTACTCGATCATTGCTCTCAATAACATTCATTTTATGAAGTGCTGAAATAACTGAAATGCGACCAATTGCTTTACCTAGATTTTGGTTAGGGTGAGGTACTACATCATTGTAATATGAGGCACCATATGAAAATCCAATTTTCTTTTAACCTAGATCTTTATAGGTTTGATAACAAGTAGCAGCTTCATGAATTGTGGTTGCTTGAACTACAGCTACTTTTTCTACCCCTAGTGGTAGCTTAATTTGAGCCCATTTACGGGCATTTACTACTGATTTGTCTCGGTCTTGCCAAACATCAGGAACAATAAATTCATTAGGACGAATAACACTAATCCAGTACATTAAACGATCCTCATCATAAGCATGTCCTAGCTCATGAAGTGAATTATCCATAATAATGTATCGACCTTGTGCTGATGAGGTCAAGAAATAATCTTGATAGCCTTGCTCTTGATCAAGCAAGTGGGGAAGACAATAATCGTAATCATTAAATAGACGACTATCTTCTAGTAGACATAACGGGGTTTCGTGACTAACCTTTACCATTGATATTTTTAACTTTGTAATAAATATAATTAAAAGCAGGTGCTAGGCCAAGCCCACCTGCAAGAACTGTAAATAGATTTGGGTGCCAGTGTTCACCACAGAATCCAAGAGAATGTTTAATAACTTCAATCATAACTTAATTTTTTTAGGACGACCACGTTTACGAATTTCTACAGCAGTAGGTGTACCAAATTCCTCAAGCGATTCATAAAATAACAGCAAATCAAAAGGCCAGTTACACAATCGATCAAGCAATTCTTCACGACTGATTTTAAACGAGGTAGTGAAAGCATCAAGTATAGCCTCGATACGAGCATTTTCTTCCTTTTCGAAATCAGCTAGCAAACGACGGTAACGAGCAACATCAACAGTAGTTTTTTCGTACTGCATTTGGTAATCATCTTTGTCTAAATCTAGCTTTTTACGCGCATTAATCGCAGCACTTTGTGCCTGCCAATAGTAGCATGAAAAATCAAAGTCACCGTTTACAATGCGGTCTTTTAGCGGAGCACGTTTACCTAGTGGTGCACCAGGTTGGGCGTGAGTACGCCACCACATAAATTTATTGTAATTGAGAGGTTTAAGTTTTGATAGTTCTTTATCAACAACCTCTTCAGGTTGAGTAATAAAACTATCTAAAAAACAATTAAAAGGCATCTTCGATTGTCCCTGGTTTATTCTTTAACGTGTCACGTAAGGTACGAAGAGAGGAGTAGGTAACCAACTCCTCTTCTTGCATCTTATTCGCTGTCGTTTTCCAGTTCTGCTTCGATTTGTACTTTGCGTTCTGCCAGTACTTTGTATTCTGCTTCCACATTGAAACGGTTGGGATTATCTGAGTGGTAACGGTATAGTTCGTCCATGATTTGAACTACAGTCATCAATTCATCAATCAGTTTTACTCGTTGTTTTGGTTCCATAACTTTATTTTTTTATTTGGGTAAATGTACGAAAGTCCTTTTGGGCTTCCAAATTTTAAAAATATCTTTTTGTTTTACCATCTAAATAGTCTCTCATCCTTTGTTTTGCATCTGAAGAAATGCTTTGATCTCTAAAAAATCTTTCAGCATCTGCTTTGTAGATATTATATCTATGTCTTTCTTCATCATTTAAGATACCATCACCGTCATAATCCCATCTTTTTTCTTCTTCAGTAAGTTGTGGGGTTTGAAGTATTTCTAAAGAAGGTTCACCGCTCATTTTAACTTCAATTTGAGGTTCTTCATCTACAATTTGCCAATCATCAGCAAGAGTTAAATCTTCATCTTCTGTTTCTTTTTCTTCCCAAGGTAAATCCTCTAAACCATCATTTAAAGTTGAATCCCAATCACTAAGATCTTCTTCAGTATAGATATCAGTTCCTTCATTGTCTTCTATTGAATGTTCTTTTTTAGGACGTAATTGAGCAAAAGCAAAGTTAGCAGCAATTACAAGAGCAATTGCTAGGGGATCAAATACAAAGATAATTACTAAAAGGAGCCAGTTAATGATTCGGTTCATTTCTACTCCAGTTAATTCTGAAAGATATTTAAGTGGGCCTAATTCACTAGCAGCTTCACTATTTACTTTAGCTTCTAGAATTTGAGTTTCAAGAGCAAATATAGAATCATTTACAACATCTAATTTAGTAGCTAGTCTTTCATTTTCTTTAGCTGTAGATTCAATATTTCTAATAGCTGAATTATTAGTTCTAACTACTAGGTTACCATTTTTGTCTGTATATTGAGTGGTTGAACCTTTAGATAGTGTACCTCTAAGTTCATTGTTTGATTTTCTATCTGCTAAAAGGTTGTCTCTTGTTTCCTCATATAGTGCTTTTTTAGTTTCTAAAGCAGTAATTTGTTGAGTTACAATATTTTCTTTGTTTGCTGTTTCTTGATAAGCAGCAGATAAAAAACCATAGATACCAGCTGAAGTAATTAAGATAAGTACACCTGCTGCTACTGTTAAGTATACTCGAAGTGCTTTATTAATTGTATCCCAGTACTGGTAAAGTAGGGAAGCTATAACTAATTTAGCAATTTCAAGTGAAGAGGCCATAATAATAACCTCAAGTGATGCCCCAGCAAAGAGTTTGCTAAGGCCGCTAACTGAATAGAAAGCGGCCGAAGCAGACACTGACAGGGCGGAGAATGCTATTAAAAGCGGAAATATTTTATTTTTTAGATTCGTCATCTCTAATACCTTTATGTTTATCTATTCTATCAAGGATTTCGTTTAATAAACCCACCTTAATAAAACCAGCCATAGATGCATTTTTAAGCGCACTTACAAGCTGGAACACCATAAAAGGTACAACAATTACTTCACTAAGCCAAGCTGTACCAGCAAAGCCTTGTTCAACCATTAGAATAACTGTTAAAATGACTAACCATGCAACTGTGTTTTTAAGTACACTTAGTGCTTTACGTGTCTGGAATCCTTCTCTTCTAGTACCAGCAATCATACCAAATATACCATCTAGAAACATAACTCCCACTATTGCTAAATACTGATCAGAATTAGCCATAGTTAGTTCCATAAAATAGGAACACATAAAGGTGATACCCGCGGATAATGAAGTAATAGCTAATAGTGGGAGGTTAAGTTTCATAGTGGTTTATTTTACGTATTCGTAGTACTTTTTAGTTTTAGCGTTTCTATCTTCTAAACCATGAGTACCACCATTAATACGCTTTGTAAGTTCTAAAATTGCTGCATCGTTGATACCCTTATCGCAAATTGCCCACAACTTGTTTCTTTCAAAGAAGAACATAGCTGATTCAAAAGCATATTTTGTAGCAACTGTATCTGGATTTTTTAAAACTTCATCGTTGCCTAAGTACTTAGCAAATGCTTCGTAGTTAGCTTTACCTGTTAATTGTAGAGCTCCTCTACCTCTAAACTTCCAGCCATCGCCTGAAGCTTCGTTTCCGTTACCCATTCTGTCAGCGTAAACTCTGTTAGCGATTTTTTCTGGTTGACGAGCATAAGACTCTTCTAAGTTACCTGGGAAGTATTTTCCAAAGATACCTTGTAGACCTTGAGCTGAGTAATTTAAATTTTCTGAGAAGGCTTTAAAACCACCTGTCTCGTGAGCTGTTTGAGCAAAGAAATGAGCTGCTCTAACTGGAGTAAGTTTGTAAAACTCCATTGCCTTTTTCATTGTACCTGGACCAAAAGCACCGTCTGCGGTTACTCCGATCTTCTCTTGTAAACTTTTTAGACTCATAATTATTCTTCGCTATTACCTTTTTTACCAAAAATCTTACCAGCTTCAGCGATACCGAATGAACCAAGTACGATTATTACAAATGAATTAAATACCGTATCAGAGATAACGAGTTCTTGACCCATGATACCAGTTGCGATGTCAGCTAGAGCTGCGATGCTCATTACTGAAAATGACATAAAACCTACAATTGTTTTTTCATTGTAATCGTTTTTGTCTTTAAAGATGTCTTTAAATGCCATAGTTTGATTGATTTAAGTTAAAATTTGTACAACTATTGGGCAAAACGTTTGTTATAAATATTAAAGTTGTTTCAAAGCGTCCTCAAGAGAACGCTGTAAAGCTTTAGAGAACGCCTTTCTATTAAGAGGAACTTCATTGTTTTCAACATCTAAAGCAGCTGCGAATAATAATGTTTTTCTTTTAGCATTTCCATTATATTCTTTACCATCAATTATAATTCTAACTTCTACAACATAATCTTTTCTTA